GAATTCTGGTTTATGGTTTGGTCTTACTTTAAGGCCTTTCAGTTTTCTTGTATTCTACAAAACTATGGTTTTATACCACGCGGTTTTTGAATCTGGTTCATTGATGATGGCATTTTAGCACCGCCCCTTGGTGCGGAATTAAGCCTCCAAATTGAGACTCTGGTGCTGAAATAGAGCTTGGCTCTTTAGATTGGATTCTGGGATACCCTCAATCTTTATTTGTTTATTTGTTACTTTTGAATTATCTATCCTTGTTTACTAACCAGATGATGTGGTTCATATTTGCTAATTTGTTTGCTTTCGTGTAAATTATCTATATTGTAATAAAATGATAGCTGTTTTCCGAGGCTGTCGATGGGTTCATCTGCAATATGATTTTGCAGCTCTGTATACTCAAAATTATCGGTCAATAGGATATTTTACGCCTGATCGAATGTGTTAGTAGGTTTGAACGGGATAGCACAGTATTCTGGATTGTTTTAATGTGGTTATTGTTAAAACTCTTATTTTAAATAACAACTGATACCCCATGTGGTATGATTATTCGTATTGTTTTCAAATTATGACTGGTTTGACGCCCAATTTTAATTTACAATGCGCGTATTTCGTATTATGTGGATGCCGGATTGGTCGAGTAAACACACACCTCACAACTTATCCAAGTTCCAATTGAGATCGGGATTTATTAATCTTGAGTTCTTATTGAGTCCTGTAAAGTGTTGTGAGTCACAACGTCAGCTGTGTTTTACTTTAGGTGGATTTGGTCCACTAGCTGATATCTCTTTAATGGCAGTTTTATTTGTTAGTCAAAATGTTCGTGAATTGTTCCAAGGTACTATCGTGTTGGATGAAGTACCTAATTTGAAAATTAGTCAATGGACTATCGATACATGTGAGATCGATATGATTGAATACATACAACACTGTGGTGATGTATGTATCTGTCCAACGTGTAACCAAGGCGAAGTTAGCGTTGGTTTGTTTTATTATTATTCTAAATGGGATGGTAAGGTAAATGTGTTGGCTGCATGCGAAGGATGCGCTTATACTTACCATAACGCTCATTATAAAGAGGTGGGTTTGAGAGGCGAGAAACTTGTTTCTCTCGATTTAGCAAATATCTCCCCTAGCGAGATAATTTATTATAATTGTGTCCCATTATTGGAAGCGTGTTGTTATGGTTGTGAAACATTGAAACCTTGCTATAACTTTGTCCCTAAAAGTTATAATGAGGAAGATGAGCAAGACTTCGGGGTGCAAAGATTTTGTGTGCACTGTTTGGTATGCGACTTTGTACTGGAGGATCTACGCGAAGACGCAGGCCTTCTGGGCAGATACAACCATGTCCCTATTGAGAATTGTAAAATTAGAATCAATGGGAAATATGTATATAATAAAGATTTGGGGTGTATATTAAATTCGCCGGTTTTATACGGTACCTCGTTGTTTAAGATTTTAGATGATGGGTATCGTGCACATTGTCCGGATTATAAGCGGATATATTATTTGCCTCGTCCTTCAGGCGGGTTGAAATGCAGTGAATGGAACACTCCGAGGTTGGGAGCATATATGCAACCAGATGGATCCGTTAATGTTATCTATGCAGACATCGACCTTCAACAAGAAGATAAATTTCATGCTCAAATGTTTAAAGGTTTTATACCGGAACGTTTTGCGGTTGATTTGTCAAATACAACTGTGAAGCTAGATGCCAAAGAAACAATTGACAGGATGCATGAAGTTGGAAAGAGTTTTCTTAACGATTTGAAAGGTTCAGTGTACGACCTTTTTAAAGTTTTCGGCGGTGAACAGGGATTTGCTATCCGGGTGATAGGTGGTCTGGAAAGACTTATCTCTTTAGCATGTTTTATTATGTTTATTGTGGATCGCACTATCTCCTTGGCGCATAAGACTCTGGTAACCACGATGTATTTTACAGGTTTGGGAGTTACCACTAAGAGTGTGGAAGCCTTTACAAGGTTATTGGTTTCATCAGGTGTGGGTGTTGTGCCAAGAATTGATGATTCCGTCGTATCTGAAGGTTTGGAAGCACATGGTGATAAAGAAGAACCCCAAACTGAGAATCTCATAGAATCTCTTTGTCATGTGATAGCGGGGTTTTTTAAACAGGGAGATGTTTTGGACCATAAGTGGAACCGTGAGCGAGCAAGGAATTTGTCGTCTTCATTCCATGCAGTTAAAGATCTTGGCACGGCTATTAAAATGGTCAAGGATTTATATATATTGGTGGGTGAGTTGGTTTACGGTTCTAATGGGAATTTATCTGCTGTTGATCGTGAAATTCTTGTTAAAGATATTCACGACTTTGAAAAATTCGTGGCTGGTATTTTACCTATGAATATAGAAAAGAATTTGAATCAAGATGTGGTCTTATGTACAGTTATTTTGGATGCGTACACGAAAGGGGTGGCCCTTAGAACGCGTCTCGAAGAAGCGGAAATCAAAGCGACTGCTTTCCATGTCTTTTCGCAATCCCTTGTGGCATTGGAACGTGTGATGCCTGTTGTGCATAGACGTATGCAGACTGATGAGGGCAGAATTAGACCTGTCCTTTTGCTTCTTACAGGCGAGCCGGGTAAAGGCAAATCTATAGCGTGTGACTTTTTGATGCATGACTTGTTTAAAGCCATGTATCCGGCGTTGCCATATACTATTGGTTCGTGTGTTTATCCGCGGGCCTTAGCTACGGATTATTGGGAAGGTTATTCCAACCAGTTTGCAACTTTTATTGATGAGATATGGCAAGCTGATGAGAAGGACCGTAGGATGAAAGCCGCACTTGAGTTAATACAAATGGGTAACGATGCTACTATGCCGTTGAATATGGCATTTGAAGGGAAAGGTACGACTTTCTTCAATTCGAAATGTATTGTCGCAACTTGTAATGGAGCTTTGATCCCAACAGGTCTTACGATTGAGGATACTGGCGCTCTCAGGAGACGTATTGATTTTGGTGTTCATACAGATATACATTCCGATTTTAAAGGGTCGAAGGGTCAAATAAAAGAGGGTGTGAAATTTTCTAGAGATATTTATCGTTTCAGATGGAGACGACCGAACGCAGTAACGGATACCGTGGGTACGTATTATGAGCTATTGGCTGATGCTATTATTCTTATGAAAGAACGTCATAAGGAATCCGCAAATATCAAACAATTTTTGATTAAAGAGGGTTCGCAAACTCTTAAGGACGGTTTGGATGGAACATTGAATTCAAACTTGAATTTAACCGCAGTTCGACAGCAAGTTCTGCAAGATTTTATTGACAATTTAGATCAAGATAATAGTAATGAAGCCCAGGGATTGTTTTCTGTGGAAACATTTTTCCAGATTAGGTCCGCTTTGGGATATGGTAATTATCATCCCTTGAGCGTGAAATTGAATCAGTGGGTTAGGCTATTGCGCCCTTTCTTTTCACGTTTGAATGAAGACTATCGGTTGGGCATTCAAGAATTTCGTGTTTTGCGTGAGGAGATTAAAAAAGAGACTCAGATTGATTTTGAAATCGGTGCCTTATTGTTGCGTGTTGAAGGGGAGTTGTACGCCGCCTCCACGTTCATAAACGAGAAAGCGGAAGCTTTTAGAGGTTGTCCGTCTGATTGGGCTGTTTTGATGCATTTGGATGCACTTACAGACAAGCATATTTCTGCTTCGTGGCGTTGCCACATTATTATGGCTGAGTCGATATTGGAGAAGTTAAAGATTGGTTACGAAAAATTAACTATGCCAGTAGTTGACGCGTATACTCCACCTTTTATGATTAAGTCACTACAAAACTTAGCAGATGCGCGAAAGGGCGCCCTGGAAGATATGCGTTGTATGTTTGATACAGGGGATATATCAGGTTTGGTTTCCTTGAAACCTGATTTAACAGCATGGCAGAGACTCGCAATTATTCATGCGCAAATGCAGAAAGAGGAAGAAATTAAGAATGTGGTTCAATCGCAATCTGATATTAAAAAGAGCTTTAGAGGAGCACTCAGCAGTCTTGTTGAGATTATGGGAAAGAACTCTCACAACCTAATCTCTAAAGTTGAAGATATTAGAAAGCGTATTACTCGTGCCGTGGAGGCCATTGATCGCCGCGTATGGTTCGCCGTTGGTGGTGTTTTATCGATTGCCGGAGCCATGGCATTGACGTACAGACACATTGAATATAAACCTCACGGACCTGGTGCTTCGGGCGATGAAGAAACTAAGCGCCAAAAACAAGTGCGTGTTAAACCTCCAAATGTTGTTATTGGAGAGAAAATTGTTCTAGACAAGTCCGTTCAGGATTTACACGCCCAGATAGGTCTTGATGACAACGCTCATAGCATTGCGATGAATGTCGTGTTGCCAAATTTGTGTTCGTTATCATGGGGTGATGGCAAAAATACCCGTGGATCGTTGTGGTGTTTGTTTATTGTTGGTAGAAAATTTTTAGCTCCTTACCACTTTCTCCAAAATCGACCCGATGGTTTCGATTTCGTGGCTATATGTTCTCAAGCGAAATTGTATCAAGTTAGTGTGAGCGATATAGAGTGGACGCGGGTTGGAGAAGATCTAGTCCTGGGTAACATAAAGATGAAGACTATGGAACAATTTGCTGATATCTCTAAGCATATCTTGGACGCGCAGGAGTTGCGTACTCTCGATATTGGAATGGTTGGTCGTGTTAGTTACCAAAATAAGAGCCCAATGATTGAGTTCGGACCGGCTGCCCTAAGAACGGGCGTGCAGTATTCCGACACTGGAGGGGGTATTGAGCAATACACCCTGCCCGCTTGCATGCGAGTGCAAATACCGTCACGACCCACTTATTGTGGATTGCCATATGTTATATTTAATACAAAATTCAATAAGAAGATTTTGGGCTTGCATGTTGCGGGAAGTGTAACCTCTAACATTGGTATTTGCCATTTTATACCTCTTCATCAAATTGAAGAGTTAACAGCGCAAGGTTCGTTTTCTTTACCAATCACAAACTCTAATATAGAGGTCGTGCGGACTATACCTCCAGCTGAGCAAGTGCGTGTACCTGTGGCTACCAGCATTAGAAAATCGGAGGTTTTTAATGTGTTGCAACCACATATATCGGCTCCAGCTATTCTTCGGCCCGTAGATCGTAATGGAGTGCGCATATCGCCAGCAGAGAATGCTCTTGTTAAATTTGACAAGAAGGTCGTGAATTTAGATGATACTTCGCGACGCTTGGTGTTTGATATTGCTCGAGATCTTGCTTACCGCTTGCCGGCTCCTAATAAGTTGCGTAAATTGAGTTTGGAGGAATCGTTGAACGGAGTGAGTACATTTACGCACACGAAGGCGTTGGATATGAGTACATCATGCGGATATGCTGAAAAATTGTTGAGCATTAAAAATGCTCGGGGGAAGTTGGGTTGTGTTTTGAATGTTGGCACCACCCTGAGACCCCATTGGAAACTGCAAGAATGGTATACTCCCGTTTATGAGGAATATGTTAGGAGTTTGTACACCAAACAACCAATACGCACAATTTTCCAAAATTGCTTGAAAGATGAGCGTAGACCTTTAGAGAAAATTGAACAAGTTTCTACACGCTTGTTTTCGGCCTCGGAGTTGCGACATTTGCTGGCCAGGAGACATCTATTTCAAGTTTTTGTTGAAAATATGATGTCTGATCCGGTTAGTTCACCAATAGCAGTTGGTATTAACGTGCATTCGGAGGATTGGGGCATGTTAAAACGACGTCTCAAAGCTTGGGGGGATGATACACGCGTTTTGTTTGGTGATTTTAAAAAATTTGATGGGCGTATAACAGATATTCTGTGTGATGCATTCCAATTGTGTTATCTTGTGTATGTGCAACACAACAAATTGGAACGCGAACAAATTCCATCTCATTTGTTAGATGAGTTGGACGCACTCTTAATTGGTGCTGACGATTTGTTGGCCATGAAAAACGCTAATGTTAACACATATGACGCTCATTATGTGTTGTTTGACAAAATATATCACATTAAGCAAAGAGGCAGCAACCCATCTGGTGATCTATTGACAACAATTTATAATTGTATCGTCAATGTAATTGCGCATGTATATTGTGGGGTGAGAGCTGCCCGCGATCAAAAGATTGCCTCAACGGTTGTAGTTGAAGGGAAGAAAGGGTTGTTTCAAATTGATGATTATTGGAAACTTTTCCGCTTGTCAGTGTTTGGTGATGATAATATTGAAACTACTGTTGTCGACTGGTATGATATGGGAAAGAAAGTCGATTACATGTGGGAACTTGGATTGGAATATCAGGATGCTGCAAAAACCGGTAAGATTGATCGTAAGTGGTACAAATTTGAAGAAGTGTCCTTTTTAAAGAGAATTTGGTCAGATCACTGTGGCCGAGTTTTGGCACCTTTGCCAATGGAACAGGTTTTGGAGATTTCAAACTGGATTCGTGATAGTGCAGATCCTTTTCAAGCGACCACAGAGAATGTGGCTGCGATGATGCGAGAGTTGTACCATCATGGGCCTGTTATTTACGAGCGTTTGTTCCCAAAAGCTCAACGGGCCCTATTGGAGGCAAAATGCCCGGTCATGTCATACGCCAGTTGGCGAGATGTTGACGAGTCGATGTATGGTAAGGCTAACTCCATCATAGAAGATATATATCCAAGTCACTTAGTTGCTCAAATGGATAAGAATGGTGGTAGTACAATTGATGGCAAGAGCGAGGTGGATGAACGAGAAGTTACAACCACTTTCTCGGATGCGCATGTGATAGCCGCGTCTGAGCGTTGCACTGTATCTCCTATCTATGGACCAACAGACCCTTATATGGACCAACAGATTGGAGTTCTTTTGTCTCGCAATTTCGAGGTTGCAACTCTCACATGGAGTGGTGCGTCAGCTTTTGGTACAGCACTGACTGCTATAGAGTTTCCTGCAGCACTAGGGGCGATTCCTTCATTGGCCTCTTTAGCTGATAAGTTTGAATACATG